GCCTTGTTTACACCAAGGTCCCGTTGGGAACTTTGTTGTATCTTTGTAACAGTCTGGGCCAAGCTCAACTACAAACAAGACCGTTGTGAGGGTCTCTTCGTTGCGCATGGTTTCGTCTGCTTTGATCAAACCAATCTCACTGTCCTCAAACTGCTTCTCCGCTTCCGGAATTGCGCAAAGGATGCGATAGCCTGTTGGCTTTGGTAGTTGTTTTGCTTTCTCTTCCACCTTTTTGTGCATCAGTGCTGATAAATCAACAACTTTACTCAAGTCCAGCGTAGGTAAATCACTCATCCGAATCCTCCATGTTTTTTGTCAGGTCTGTGATGCTTCTACGTGCTGTGAGTAGACCTGTAATAACCCCACATTGCTCGCAGTACTCAGAGTAATCCTTGGCAGATTTGGCCCCCAAGCTATCCTCAATTTGTTTGACTTTGTCGTCAATTTGCTGAATCAAAACACCCAGCGCTTGTTTAGTTTGGTACATCAGTCACCTTTCTTAGGTTGCTTAGACCTGCTCTCCACCTGCATGCGTGCAATACGCTCTTGGTTGGCTAGCATCATCTGGTGCTTCTGTAAGTCCATACCTGTTGAGAAGCCAGCCTGCTCATGCGCATGGTCACGCTGTTGTTTTTCAGCTTGTGCCCTGATCGCAATCTTGGCTCCTTCAGTTTCTTGCTGTGCGTTGATACGCTCGCGCTCAATCTGCATCTGTGCTTGTTTGAGCATGACATCCGCTTGATCTTTAGCCGCCTTGCGTTGCTGCTCTTGTGCTTTGATCTGGAGTTCTTGCTGCTGCAACTGGATGAGCGGATCCTGAGCCATCTGCTGATTCTTCTGCTGTTGAGCCTCTTGCTGATGCTGCTGCAAGATCTGTTGTGCAGCCTGCGCAGCCATCTGAGACACTTGAACCTCCATCTCTGGAGACATCTCAACTTCATCCGCATCGTCTTGATATGGAGGCAGTGTTTGGCCCATCGCCTGCTCAATCTGCTTACGCATCTCCATACCCAAGTGCTCTGCAACGTGCGCTGAACCCGCAGCCATAAGCTGCTGCGCCAATTGAGGACTTTGACTCAGCATCTGTTGGATCTTAGGATCTTGAGCCATGGCCATGTGAACAGCAATGTGTGCTTGATGGTCCTGATAGAGAAACGCCTTGACGGGCTTGTTCATCAACATGTTCTGGTTCTCTGTGACAGGGTCACGCGGCTTCATATCATCATGTATCGGCACAAGCTTCTGGTAGTTCTTGATACCCAGCACATCTAACATCTGACGATGCAAGAGTGGCAAGTCATACAGCTGTGGTGCAGTCTGAGCTAACTGGAGAGCCGCCTGATACTGAACAACTTTCTGCGCCATCGTCGCAGCGTTGGGATCACTCACTGGGATGATGTCGACCATGTCGTAGTCAGACTGCTTTGCACGGCGTCCACCTTCTTCCGGCTCGTAGCTGTACGTAGGTGGAGTGTAGTCACGGATGATTACTTTTAAGAGCTTGAACTCTTGCTTCATTGAGTAGTGGATGCGTGACTGAACAGCACTCATCGTCTTCAATTGACGCTCAAGAATAGCCAGTGTTGTACCCACGGGAGCCTGCGCGGACATGTCCGATGTCTGCAGCTCAACAGCGCCAGCAAACTTGCGACCTTCATCAATAATCTGATTAAGCAGAGCTAATAGAACCTGACTTGGCTCCTTGTACGGCAGGGGCATGATGTTGTCACGCATCGTGCCGCTAGGAACATCTACGTCACGGAACTCACCTGGGGAGATTGGGGTATCGTCTCCTTTGGTACGAAGTCCTCTAGTCTTAAAACCACCGGGGAGATTTGATAGAGTTCCAGCATCAACAAGCTGACGAAGAATAGAAGTACCAGATTTAGCAAAAGCACCAATAAGGTGGACAAGGCCAAAATTATAAAAACCGAACCCGGGAATGTAACCGTAGTGTACGAAGTGTGTGCGCTTTTGGCAGAGTTCGTCGTCCGGTTCCCAGTTACGCCGGATTGCAAGGATGTTCGCAGTGCCCTTTTCAATCGTGACGATGTATGGTAATGCGATCCCCGTCTTTTCGCCGTCATCTTCATGCTCATAACCTTTAAGATCTAGATCAACCTGCATCTCTAGTAGTTTGAACCGGTCATCCTGAGTTGCACGAAAGCCCATCTTTTCTGCAATTCGTTTCTCTACTTCGTCCATTGTCTGAGTAGGTTCACCCAGATCAATATCACGATAGAAGCCCTCATGCTGTAGTCGCTTAAGATCGTTCTTGTTCTTGCGCATCACATGAGTAATACGCTCTGCATCAGCGAGACTCGACGCACCATAAGGCACAACCACATCTTCTGCTGGCGCATACATAGAGACTTGACGACCAAGAGAAGGATCAAAATAAACTTTCTTGAACGCGTTACCAGCAAGGCCCAAGCCCCAGAGCATACGCTCGTGCTCAGGACGGTACTCTTTCATAACGTCAGTAAGCTGGTAGTTCATGTCTTCCTGAACTCGCTCCGCTGCGTCTTTTTTCTCAGGAGTTTCTTTGCCAATAATCTTAGTCTTGACAGGCCCCGCTGCAGGGAACGTCTCCATCATTGTCTCGGCTTGAAACTTCACAACCGCTTCAGTAAGAAGGGGGTGAAACACGCCACAAGCGCCGGGCCAAGGTTCTGATCTTTCCTCCATCTTGAGTCCAAGCAACTCAAGACCATCAACGTATGTCTGTACCCAATCTTTGCGGGCAGATACATCGGACTCATAGTCACCAACCAATTCACTGGCAAGTGCGGCAAGAACATCTTCAGAGATGTCTTCGGCTAAGTTTTTACTAAACTCATCATCATCTTCCGTTTTCTCAATCTCAATCTCAACATCTCCCATGCCAATACGCACGGACTCGGGATCCTCAATCTCAATCTCAATTGGCTCTTCCATCTCCCCCAACTGATCTAACCCTTGAGGAGCTTCATACAAAGCCTTGTCCATATTTGTCGCCATGATGTATCCTTAATAATACGCAGCTTTTTTGCGGTAATGACGTAAAAAATTATCTTCCGGCTCATCTGTTGGAAGCCGTAAAAACCCACCCTGACGGAATCTTAACAGCGCAAGCGTTGTGGAGTCCACCAAGTCGTCGTTTGTGCCGGCAGGGAAGTCGTTGCACTCTTCTATTACTTCTTTAGCCCACCGGTGGTCTGGTGCATATACAATACCCGACGCAAATAAGTCAGATACTGCGTTCACACGCGCTATTTTGTCCTGTCCTTTGCCCGGAGTAAACTCCCCTACAGGCACGCCCATCCGTCTAAATTCTTGATAAAGCGCCGATCCGTTGGACTTTTTCTCCACCATGAACGCATCTGGCTGCCATTCTTTGTATTCCTCAAGCACCAGCTTCTTAAGTTCTGGGTACTCCATCCTTTTCTTGATGGCGTTGAGCAAAATAATAGAGAAATTGTTGGTTTCTTCGTTAAAGAACACACCCCACGTTGTCAGCGCGTTATAGTCAGCTCTATTATTAGATTCTTGTGCAGCGTCAAGCGACATAATGATAAAGTCGCAATCGGGAGGGTCTTCTTTTTCCCAAATTTTCCACCATTCTCTCTTAATTAGCGCACCTTCCTCAGAAGTTGGCTGCTGCATGTACTGCGCATTCCAATAACGGATGTCCAGCGCAGCTTTTTTAGCCAATAACTCCTCAACATCCCAGAATTCTGGCCAAAGCGCCTCTCCATCGTCTTTAATTGCAGGAAACTCAACCACTTCCCACGGATCTACGTCTTCATTTCGTTCAGTTTGCTGAACAATCATGCCCGTCAGGTCCAATTTGGACCAACGAGTCATCACAATGATGATAGCGCCTCCCGGCATAAGACGCTGCAAAGGGCCAGACTGGAACCATTCCCAAGCAGGGAGAAAAACATCTGCCCTACCTGTCTTAGCCTCTTGCTCTGAGTGGGGATCGTCAATAATGAACAAGTCAGCACCGCGACCAGCAAGAGCGCCCCCGACACCAATAGCAAAATACTCACCATTAAAGTTTGTACCCCAGCGAGAAGCGGATTTTGAATCACTCTGAAGTTCAACTTGAGGAAATATTCCCTTATAAGCTTCTGATCCAACGAGGTTACGCACACGACGGCCAAAGTTAACAGCCAGATCCGCCGTGTGAGAGCCCATGATAATCTTTTTCTGAGGATACTTACCGAGAAACCACGCTGGTGCAAGATAGGATATGAGCTCAGACTTACCGTGTCGTGGAGCAATATTAACAATGACGCGTTTTTTCTTGCCAGCAGCAATATCTTCAAAGATCTGAATAAGTTTAAGGTGGTGGGGTCCCACTTTGTATCCAGGGTAGACGTGATTGATGAAGTCAAGGAAGCTCTCCTTACCCATATCCTGGGTCATGTTAGCGTCATACTTCTTTAGAAGCTCAAGAGTACGCCTTTTCTGCTTGTCAGGCATAGCTGGCAAGGCTTGTCGCAGCTTGAAGATAGCTTCAGGCGTCAGTTTTTGCATCGTTCTTAATTACTTCGCGGGCTTCTACGTCAATGACCTTACTTTCAAGACTTTGTAAGGTCTCTAGCAGCTCTTTTTCTACCTCTTCGGCAGTCATAATTTTGTGCGTAATCTCAGAGCGTTTCTTGAATGCGTCTACACCATCTACTTCACCTAATTTAGACAGTGCTGCAACCCTTACTTTGGGGTCGCGGGCGTTCTCTACTTCGGCAACAAGCTTATTTACTACATACATTTTTAGATCAGACAACTCGTCCACGATAGAGACGTTCATCTGAGCCACCATTCCTGCAAGGAAGGCTAATGTTTCGTTGGGGTAGTTAGCAAATTCTGGTCTGTGTTTAGGATCAGACGCCATCTGACGAGCTAGTTCTGTAGCTTGTGCAGCGTTTTCTTTAGTAGGGGATATTTCTTGGCCAGTCAAGTCTGACATTAACTTGATGACGTTGGCCCGCATTTGCAATTCTTCAGCGGGCAACAAGTCCGGGAACGCCTCTTTAGCGTTCTGTGGCAGAGGAATGTTTTCCTCGATGTTCGGTACTATTTGATCCATGTCAGCGAAGGCTCCTTCGGCAGTTTGCGTAAATGTAACAGAAAAATATATCTTTGTGCAAGGGGAGGTTAGGAATCCTACCGGGGGGTGTCCAAGAAGTCCAAGGATTGACGGTGCTGTGTAATTTGGACAGGGGGTGGGGGTACTTTAGATGGGGATCGAAATCGGCAATAAGTACTTCCTGCCGAAACGTACCTAAATGGCTGGGGACCCGCATGGATGTTAGGTTCTGGCGAATTACACACGGGGCGTGATCCGGATTTTGATTTACTTATAAAATATTTTTGGAGTGACCGGCATGTGTAATTAGTCAGCTAAGACACCTGTTTTAAACCTATGAGCTGTGTAATTGGTGGGAGCTTGCCAGACTTGCCACGTGTTTTGGATAGACGGTCGTGTGTAATTGGACGGGTTGGACGGGATGTTCGTCATTTTGGGGTAATTGTTTGCGTGTTGCCGCTGTGTAATTCAGATTGAGTTTGGAAAAAATGTGTGGTTATTTGTGCATGTTAGGGGGTATGGGGTATGCGGGGGGACCCATTGACAGCCTTGGGGGGTGGGGGGATGGGGGGTGTCCCCAGCCAAACTTTACTTATGCCCCCCTTCCACACTACTATGTATTCAATGCAAGGCAATAGTGCTGAGCAGATGAGAGGAGACTGTATGTACACAGTAACAGTGCAGTGGGGTGATCTAGTCAAGACCCACAAGGCTTGGACACTTAGCAGTGCCAAGGAGTGGATGTACACATACCCTAACAAGGATGTGTTCGCCAAGGTGACCAACGTGTTTGGTTCAACAGTAGCAGTTCGCTACAAGCGGTAACACGAGGGGCTTCGGCCCCTCTCTTAAGGAGACGATATGTACTTAGGTTTAGCTTTGGTGATCAGTACGATCACATTCGCCCTGTCAGTTGCAATGCTCGTGCCGCAAGGCATGTGGCTTTGGATAGCAGGTCTAGTAGCCAGCACGGCATTGATCACATTGATCTTGCCTGAGATCAAACACAAGGACGACTGATGACACGCGGCCAGATTAACATCTGGCGCGCTCATGTTCAGCGTGCCACATTCTGCGCAAAGCTAGATGGCTTTGAATACAGTAGGTTGCCTGGCAACTACTTCAGGAGATGACCAAGGGAGCTTCGGCTCCCTTTTCTTTTGCTCCCACTTTATCCCACATATGGTAATGGTGCGCGTGATACCAGTTATTTTCCGTCGCGCGTATGAGTGCGTGCGAGTCACAAGATCGCTAGATAGTGACCCACTCCCCAGTGAAACTTTACTTAAGAGACCCACAAGAGTAAGGTTATATCACTGGGTCAGCAATTCAGCCCCCAGTATTTATCAATCGTTCATTTTATGGAGATTTGAACATGGCAAAATCAGCCGCAAAAGTCGTGGAGTCCGCCACGCAAGGTTCTTTCACTTCTTTGAAAGACTCAGCCTTCCAACAAGCCGGTGCGCACCAGACCTTGGAGTCAGTCGCCCGCTACGCTTTAACTCAAATTAAAGACTTCCCCAAAGAAGTCCCAACTGAAGCCAAAGACGCTTTGTATGAAGGCTACCGCATGAAGTTTAATACGCTTCAACCCGCAGTTATGTATGCGGTTATCAATGACCACTACGTGGTCGCCACGCAAGAGCACAAAGACAACTCGAAGGTCGAGAAGGTCGAGATCGGTGTTCCATATGCTTACAGCTACTCAGCACAAGAGTTTGGCAAACTGGCAAACACCAACCCAGCCCTCCACGCTCTTGTGAAGGGTATCAGAGAAAAGACTTCCACTTATTGCTCGAATCGACTGGGTGACTTGAAAAGAGCCGCCAACAAGATTCTCAATGAGGGTAGAGAGCGCAATCGTGGAGTCAATAAAGACTTCGCTGAGTTTGTTGAAGCGTGGTTTAAAGATACCGCACCAGACAGGCTGAAGTCAGCAAAGAATAGGGGAGACTCTAGCGCTGACGACAAACGATTCAATGAGGCTAAAGTAGCCTTCATGGTGAAGTGGAAACACTCCGAAGCTAAGTAATTAGCCCGACCCCGCAAATCGAAAGGTTTGCGGGGTTTTTTTACGCCTGTACTTTTTGATACCAGTTATTTTCTGTCGCGCGCGGGAGTGCGTGCGTGGTGTGCGAAACCCTTAAATAGTGTCCCATTCCCCTGTGAAACTTTACTTATGATCCCACAGTATGCCAAGATACATCATCACTTAGAAAACAACTAGGTGATGTTTCATTAACTTTTTAGGAGAGACACAATGTCTACTATTTCATCATTGAAGGATCTAGGATATCAACAGGCAGGAACAGGCGACAGTTTAGAAGCACAGGCAGAATATGCCTTGGCTAACATCACAGGGTTTCCCAAGGAAATTTCTAGCGAAGCAAGGGAAATGCTTTATGAGGGTTATAGATTACGCAACAGCGAGAAACATCCTGCCAAGGTCTATGCTGTGATCAATGACCATTATGTTCTAGCATCACCTGAACAGATTAAAAACGCCAAGGTAGAGAAAATTGAAATTGGTGTTGCGTATGCCTTTGCCTATTCACAGCAGGAATTCGGAAAGCTTAAAAACACGAACCCTGCCTTGCATGGGATCATAAAAGAAATACGTGATGCTGTGGGTGATTACTGTTCTAATCGATTAGGTGATCTGAAACGTGCTTGCAATACAATACTTGCCAAGCGAAACGGCAAAACAGCAACACGCACTACATTGGATTTTGCACAATCCATGCACAAAGATTTCGAAGCTCAAGAGAAATCTGTCAAGGTGAAACAGGCAAAGGGTGACACCACAGCGAACAGCGCCAAGTTCGCCCTTGCCGTAAAATCCTTTTGGATGACATACAACAAATAATGTTGTAGGCCAAGCCCCTGATCAGAAATGGTCAGGGGCTTTTTTTCGTCCGTGCTTTTTGAAACCAGTTATTTTTCGACGCGCGCGAGTGGGCGCGCAAAGCGTGGACAAGGATCTTAATTAGCGTCCCACGCATGCGTGGAATTGCTGTGTATCGCCTACCGTTTTCAGAACTGACAGGGCTAGTGTGGCGTAACACGAGGTGCCACTGATCTTCTACGTCATTTACCGTTTTCTTAAATGATAGACTGAAGGCTCTGTTCTGCAAAAAAGTAGAACATGTTCTATTTTTATAAGCATAGTTAGAACAGAAAAAGTGAGGATCCATGCGGGTTCCCAAGGTTTTGTTCTAATGTTCTAGGAATTTTGGGCAGGATGGGCAAACTTGGGAAAAAATGCAGGGATCAAGAGCTTCTCAGCCAATGCAACGCAACAAGCGAAAAAAACCGAAAAAGGGAGGCATATCCTCATTTTCACTAGAACAGTAGAACAACTATATATTTTTTTATAAAATAATTAATAAAAACAACAACTTAGAGAACACAGACCCCCCAAAATCCGTTCTATAAGCATAGTACGAAAAGTAGAACAGACCAGAACATTAGAACAGAATTGCCGAACTACTTTTTTTATTAACTGCTTGACTCATATGTCAAGTTATGGTATACTTGAGTTTGGGTCGGGAGGTAGATACCAAGCGACCCTAATTAGCTTCCCACGTATGCGTGGGTTTTGTTTCCACCAATCGGTGTCCTTTGCAGGAACCAAGGAGAGATCATGATAGTTTCGTTTATGACTGCATTACCTGAGAAACAGGTAGAGAAAGCAACTGACTGGATGAAGGCTATGCCTCGTTCAGTGCGTAAGACTTTGCGTCTTACTAAACCCCGTCAGCGCAATGTCAATACCCACGATGGCGTGGATGACTATTTGGCGATGGACTGCCGCATTGATACATACCACACGCAGAACCTTGAGTTCCTTGATCGTGAGTTTGGCTTCGATGAGTTCGGAGACATTGACGATGAGCATGAGGGCTTGACCATCACCGAGTCTATGGACGAGGTCGCATCGTTCCAGTACTTGACTGGCTACGACATTCTTTAATCACATTTGCAACTAAGCACCCACGACCCCGTGGGTCATCAATCAGGAGATCATTATGGGAAAAGTTAAAGTTCAGTACGCACCGCTAGGTTTCGATTTGCATGACCAACAGCAAGAAGAACAACAGGAGACAGCAAGCCGTAGCATGTTCCTGCTTCTGTGCAACGGCAAACCCTTGGCGTTGTACGACCATCGGGACACTGCCGAGTACGAGATGCACATCTGCATACAAGGCGACACTCATGAGGGTGTCGAGAACAAGTACCGCATAAAGACCATGGGCGTAGTAACCCACGCACTCGAGGAGAACGAATGAAGACATACAAACCCCATTGCCGCAACTGCGACGATGAGTACTCCACTGAAAGGTGGAAGCTTGGTTACAAGCATTGCATGCCATGTGGGGAGAAACTCTCACATGACGCAGTGCGCACAGTCGTGCCTATGCACAAGAGCAACTACATGATGATCACCGACATGGCTGATCTCAAGGGTATCAACAACAAGGGAGGGTTACACCGATGAATGAAATACTACTAGATGAAACTGCGTGTGAAGCATGGTGCTACATCCTAGAGACGATGTTACTTTGCGAGCGAGATGAGATGAAAGATGCAGACTTCAAGAAGTTTGTTAGCAACCTACGATACCACTACCCCAATGAGTTCAAAGCGGTATTGGAAGTACTTAGAGATAAGGAGTTTTTAAATGGGTTATAGATCAGATGTGGCATACACGATTCGGTTCACGGATGACCACGACACCAACAACGAGCAGTCGTTCTATACATTCTTGCTTGAGGCAAAGGCTAATCCCAAATGCCAGATTGCTATCTCTGAGGTGGAGATCAATCACAAGAAACAGACGTTCACGTTTACCGCCAATGATGTGAAATGGTACGACAACTATCCCGATGTGATTAGTCACATGGCGTTGGTGCATCTAGCGGAGGATTGGTCTTGCCAAGTGAGTGAGGGAAAACTTCACTGCAAGATAGGTTCAATGTTTGTACGCATAGGCGAGGAAGCTAGCGACATTGAAGAACGATTCAATGGAGACTACGACCATGACTGGATGAGTGTCAGCAGGTCGATTAACACAGACTGGTAATAAAAAAAGTTGAGTGAACCGCTTGACTCAGATGTCAAGTTATGTTATACTTATAGCTAGTGGGGAGAGCAGGTTAGCTACCCCGCTGTTTAGAGACCCACGTATCAGTGGGATTTGTTTTCAACCAAAGGAGATCGTAATGGAATTACACAAGCCCGACCACCTCATCAGCCTTGCCTCATCAGCAGTCCTCGTGAGCGTGGATGTCAATGTATGGTCAGCGACGAAGCAAGACCGCATCATCAGCAATGAAGTTACTGCATCAAAGAATGCAGACAAGAGC